AGGGTCTAGTTCTGGAGGTTCTAGTTCTGGAGATTCTACAGGTGGTGATTCTAATAGTAGTTCTACACAAGGAAATAATTTAACCATTATTATTATCATAATAACAATAATTTTAATAATATCATTAGTTGGATTAGGTTTGTTTTTAAATAGTAGATAAATAAATAAATAAATTTAAAGTTATATTATTTATTTATATCAACAAATAATATAACCAAGTGGAAAATTTACCTTCGGAATCAATAACTGAAATTTACAATTATTTATCAGATAAAAGTGTTAAAATATATGATACAAAACTTGAACAATTTGATATAATTAATCAATACTTGGAAAAAAAAAAAGGAGAACAATCTTTTGTTTTAATTGATTTGGGTGATATTATTAGACAATATTACAGATGGAAAAAAAACCTCTCACGTGTAATTCCATATTATGCTATTAAATGTAATCCATGTCCTATTATTATTGAATTACTTAACAAATTAGGTTGTTGTTTTGATTGTGCTTCTCAACAAGAAATTCTTAAAACAATTAATTTAGGTATTGACCCTAAAAAAATTATTTTTGCAAATCCATGTAAACCAGTAGATTATATTAAATTTTCTCGTTCTAATGATGTGGATTTGTTGGTTGTGGATTCTTGTTATGAATTATTTAAAATTAAATTATATCATCCCGAAGCAGAAATATTACTTAGAATTCAAGTGGATGATTCTAAATCAGTTTGTAAATTTAATTGTAAATTTGGTGTAGAATTGGAAAATGTTAAAGAAATTTTAGAAATGGGTAAAATATTAGATTTAAATATTATTGGGGTTAGTTTTCACGTTGGTTCTGGATGTGAAGATGCCCAAGTATATTGGACAGCTTTGGCTGATTGTAAAAAAGTATTTGATATAGCTCAATCTTTAGATATTAAAATGAATCTAATTGATATTGGAGGAGGTTTTCCTGGAATATCTCAATCTAAAGTTTCTTTTGAATCAATGGCAGAAGTAATTAATAAAGGTATTGATGATATTTTTTCAGGTGGTGATGGAATTAGATTTATTGCTGAACCTGGAAGATATTTTGTTGCTTCATCTCACACATTAGTATGTTCAATAATAAATAAAAAAGAAAAAATCAATAAAGAAACTGGAGAAAAATTAATTACTTATTATTTATCAGATGGAGTATATAAAAGTTTTTCCAATACAATATTTGATTATGCTAAACCTGTTTTTATTCCATTTAATGAACGTAATGAAAAAACTTACCATTGTATTTTGTATGGGGAATCTTGTGATTCATTAGATATTATTTCTAAAGAATGTCAATTACCGTCTCTTGCAATTGGGGAAAGTATAGTTGTGCAAAATATGGGTTCTTATACTTTGGCGTCTGCAACCGAATTTAATGGATTTACTAAACCTGAATTATATTATATTCTTACTTAATTTTTCTAGCCTTGCTTTTCTAATTTCTTCTTTAGATAAGGTGGTATGATTGGATTCATTTGATTCTATATTATTATTTAGTTTATATCCTTTTGAATTGAAAACATTTGGTTCTGGTAAATTATTTGGATTTGGTGTTGAACAATTTGTTGGTTTATTTTTTGTCATTTTTTCTTGTATACTTTTTCCTTCCTCAATTAAAACTTGAAGAATTTTTTTATTTTCTTCTAATTCACCTAAATTATCTTTATAATCTTTTTCAAGTTCAATTATTAAATTTTTATGAATCATATCCCATTCTATATTCTCATTAAATCCATCTAATTTAGATTGTTGGGATTCCATATAATCATTAAATTTAAATATCCCAGTTTTTTTAGAATTGAAATTTTTTTTGAATTGTTCAATTGAATTAATTTTATCTTCAATATTTTTAGTTATTTTTTCTGTTATTATTTTTCTTCTTTCTATCAATTTAATGTCATCTGGAGTGTCAAAATCAATTTCAAGTTCATCAGTTGTAATTCCATAATTAATTGGATTATTAGTTATTGAAATCAATTCAACAATTTTAAATTTAATTTTATTTATAGTAAAAACACTATCCAAGTTAACACATTTAAATTCATTAATTTTTTCTTCTAAAAGATTTTTAATATCCATTTTTATATAGGAACTATTATTTCCTCTTATCTTACATCTTTTTATTATATTTGGTTTTGTAATCGGGACTATATTGATTATATCTCCGCACATTTGAATAGAAAGTTTTTTGCAAACCCAATCGGGTAATAAAATGTTTGATTCAAATTCACCAATTGATGGTTCTATTTTTTTTAAATATATTCTTGGACCAGATGGATTGGTTGGATTTGATATTTCAAAACATATGTTATTTAATTTTAATGTATTTGTGTAAGTAATAAATAATGATTTTGGTATGTGAATATAATGAGAATCATCTTCAATATATTTTGATTCATCTGTACATAGGGCAATACATAAGGCACTAATTGTCTTATTTTCAAATATATCATTATTATACATATTTAAAGGATATTTATATATTTAATCATATTTATTGAAAAAATCAATATTTATTTCCATTCTTCTTTAATAACATCTGAAATCATTTCTGCTATCATATAAATACCTCTTGATGGATTATAAGCATGAAGATTTGGTGGAGGATAAACAGAAGCATCTACTATTCTAAGTCCATCTATACCTTTAACTTTTAATTTTGAATCAACGACTGACATATTGTCTGAATATGGACCCATTTTACAAGTTCCTGAAATGTGGTGTCCAAATGATTGCCAGTTTTGAATATATTCTATTAGTTCATCTTCAGTTTGTAGAATATTACCAGGATACATTTCAAAAGTTGAATAATCTGATGGATGTTTTGCATATTTAATCATTTCTGGTGTTTTCATAAATTCTCTTATAATTAACATTTGTTTAGCTATATTTCTAATACCATCTAAATCTTTCCATAATCCAATATCAATCAAAGGAGTATCTCTTGGATCTGAACTGTTAAGTTTAATAGAACCAGTGGCTTTTGTTTTAAGATTTTCAATTAAAAATGATATCATTACAAGAGGATTTGATGGATCAGTTAGCCTTGAATCATATTCTACTTTTAAATCTTTAATACCAGGATATTCAAGAGGTTTATTTTTATCGGGCATATATGTGTCATATTTATGTTGTTTTGTTTCATAATCATCTCCTTTTAATTTAATAAAATTTAAATTGTAATCAAAATATAAAGATTCAAAAAAATGTGTATGGGTATCTGGATATGAAGGATTACTATCCTCATTTACTATCCAATCCCACATCAATGAAATTGGAGTTGGACCAAGATCATTTATAGGTCTAGCATATTTTTCAATTGTTTTTTGTACTTGTGCAGAGGCTAATTTTTTATAATCAGTATTATGTTTAAAATATGTTGCTTGCCATATCCACATAAATTTAGTTGGATCTAATTCATAAGCTATTGTGGCTTCAACATGATCCATAAGATTTTTTCCAACACCCTTTATATTTTTTTTTTACTTTAATTCCTAAAGATTCTAATTCTTCTTTAGGACCAAGACCAGATAACATCATAATTTGTGGTGTATTTATAGCACCTGCACATAAAATAACTTCTTTTTTGGCAAAGTATTTTATTTTATTTGGTAATTCTTTATTTGGTATTTTTGCTATACAATTATAAGTAACTTTATTACCTGATGTATTAAATTCTTGAATAAATGGTTTTTCATAAATTTCAACACCAATTGCCTTTAATTCATTACAATTATCACTTGAATTTTCAGTTTTATTTTTTTTTATTATAACTTTATTAACAACACAATTGAATTTTATATCAATATTTTTTTTACTTTGTAAAGTTTTACTAAGTAAGCCAATAAATGAATTAGAACGTGTATTATTAGAATTATTTTGTATTTCAGTAATATGAACTCCTGTAACTTGTTTTGGATTAGCTGGATCTTGTCTGTATGGAACATTAAATTTTTTATTTAAAACATCAATCATTTCGGCACGCAAGTCTTCTTGATATGCTCCTGTTCTTCTAATACTTAACCAACCATCATTACCATGAATTTTTTGATCTGAATTTGTAATTTGATAATTTTCCATTTTTTTATAATATTTTAAAATATTTGAATATTTCCAAATAGGATCCTTTACATATTTAGCAATATTATCATAAACATCTTTTGAACCTCTACCATCAACCATCGCATGATGTCCAACCGAACCACCTGCTCCACTTCCTCTTGGATAAGCATAGTATCTATCTTTTTGAAAAGTTGTTGAAAAATTTAAAAGAGATGGTGATGATTCTATACCATCACAATTATTTATTTGTGGATTTTTATGATATCTAGAATAAAGTGGTACAAAAGCAGTAACAGTTGTTTCTAAAAATTTTTGATAATCTGATATTGAATTTGAATTTGTTCTGTTGTCTTGACCTCCCTCTAAAACTAACACAGAATATTTACCTTCTTCTGCTAATCTTGCAGCAACTATGCATCCTGCAGCTCCTGCACCAACAACAATAAAATCATATGTGTTGTTAATCATAATTTCGTATTTATTAATTATTATATATAATAATTACACCTTTTTCGGTGAAATCTGGGACATCTAAAATTTATTTTAAAAATACTTATTTTTTGTATAAAAAATAAGTTTATTTTGTTAAACTTAAAATAAGTTTATGTTTTGAAGTTTCACTGTGTTTTTTTAGTTGATTTTCACAAAATGAACCAAAATCACATAATTCACAATAATACATAAATTCTTTTTTTCTTTCTTCTTTTGTTGAATGATTATTTAATAAATGAATTTTGTAGTTTGTTATATTTTTATGTTTAAATTCGCATTTATCACATTTATAAGGTTCTTTATAATCGCATCTCACTTTTCTTTGTCCTGTTTTATGTAATTCTGTATTTATATGTGCTTCCCATCTCGCCTTTGTATTACATTTAAAATTGCATTTTTCACATATATACTTATTAGTTTTTACTTCCATCTATTTAT